GCCACCGAAACACATGAGTTAACTCGCAAAGTCCTGTTGCTGTTCATCGTAGATTGCCCGCAACATACGCACAACCTGCCGTTGCCCAACTTTAAACCAGATTTCCCGGTCAGTGTCGTCCATGCCTGGGCTTCGTTCTGGGATTAAACGGTCCAGCATTTGAATTAATGCTTCGTCAATTACTGGCCAGAGCTGGTCATCCATAAGCTTGCATCTCCTTGTCTATGTTTGGTTCCCATAATCGCACAACGTTGTTTGCGTAGTTGTAATCCCCATCACGCAAGATGCGAGCAAGCCTTGCGTTAAGAATCGCTTTATTGAGTTCAAGTCCTGCCTTTGCGTATGCACGCAACACTGCTGCCCACATCTGGGTTAAATCTTTGGTGCCTTCTAATATTTTTGCTGCAGTTTTTGGCCCGCAACCTTTGATGCCTGGGTAGTTGTCAGCATTGTCGCCAGTTAAAGTTTGCTTCATCCAATTCAAATTTGCTTCCTTCTCTGTCGTACAGACAAGCTCATTGTTAACCAGCAATTTGCCTGGGATGGTACGCATATCTTTATCAATCGCCACCATTATTGGATCGTTGATAGTGCCGTCAGTCATAAGCAAACCCATCACGTCGTCGCCTTCCAGGCTTGGGATCACCTTGCTGGGGTAGGCATTTATCAACGCCTTCCTTGACGCTGCAAGTGCAAGCGGCTTGCGTCTGCCAAAACGGTTCTGCTTGTATTCCGGGAATAGCGAGGCACGAAAGCCTGGGTAATCTGACAGGCACATAATCAAATCACTATGGCCTGTTAATTTTTTCCATTGAACAATCTTCCCTTGGATAAATGCTTGCACCGCAAGAGGCTCAGAGTGCAGGGTATGCACGTCTTCTGTCCATCTAATGTCTTGCTCAGACGCAGCACAAGCTACATAGAGCAGCCAATCAGCATCAATCAAAAGTGTCATAGCAATCTCCTGAATAAAGAACAGAACCTTTTAGCTCAAAGGTGGAGCGGGTTTTACCTTCAGTGAACCCATGCGTTACAGCTTCTGAAGGGATAGGGATCTCAGCTGTGTACCAACGGTGACCACAGGCAGTGCAATGCCTGCGTCTAATAACAGTGTTGTTTGAATCAGTGCGGGTGTGGCGAGCGCGAACGCCTGGCTCATCACCGCAAGAGGGGCATTTCATAATGAGGTTCGTGGTGGGTTAAAGGCCAAAGTACTGACTCATTGGTACGGTCAGTCGGCCTGTAGTCATGTCGTACAACAGCTTGTCACACGTACCTGTCTCCCCGCTAAAGCGGTTCTTTAGTACCCGCAGCTGCAATTCATTGCGTTGTGACATGTCGCCTTGCTGGTTGCGTTCAGCTCCTATCACCATGTCCGATAGCTGTGCAATGGCATGGCTGCCACGTAAGTGAGACAGCGATGTTTGCCCACCTTCTTCATGGTTGCGGCCTTCTGGTCGCTTGAGGTGCGACACCAGCACAAGGCCAATCCCTGTTTGTTCAACTACTTGCCGCAACTTGGTGCATGTCAAATCAATAGCCCGCCGCTCGTCTACTTCCGCCAGCCCGCTGATCACAATTGTTAGGTGGTCAAGGAAGCAAACATCAGCGCCTTCAACGTCAGCTAAGTACCTGATCTTATTAATCAAATGCTCAGGGTCCATTGAACCAAAGTGGTCGTAAAGAAAACAGCGGCCAGTGCCAAACACTTTGTCAAAGCCTGCCTTCATTTGCTCTTGGGTAACCAAGCTTGGATCTAGGTGTATCGGTTTGTTAAGCTCGATCCCAATGATCCCTTGCATGGAACGCTTAAGCGATTCCTCAAGGGCGATGTACCCAACACGCATCCCATTAGCTAAGAAGTGATGCGCCCATTCCCTGCAGATAGAAGACTTGCCAATTCCACTACCAGCGCAGAGCGTAAGCATCTCTCCTTTCCTGAAGCCGCGTGTCATGCGGTTTAATTCAGGCCACAAGTAAGCGCAGACAGCACCAGCTTGCGGCTTAATTAATTCATCCCATTGCTCAGCTGCATTAACAATCCCGTCAGGTCTTGACGGTGTGGCCTTCCACAACAGGTCACGCAACGCATCGCCTTCACCATTCACCAACATTTCGTTGGCGTCTTTACGAGGCAGATGGCAGATAGCTGCTTTGCCTAAAGGCAATACTGCCAAGGCTTCGGTTGCTGCTTTCTGGCCAGGTTCATCGCTGTCAAAACACAGGATGATCCGATCAAATTGGCTGAGCCATTGCTGGTTAGCAGCCAAATACTTTTTGGCTGACTGTGCCCCGTTAGGTAAAGACACCACTGGGAACTTGTTGCCTTGCACCTGACTGACGCTCATCGCATCAATCTCGCCTTCTGTAACCACCACAAACAAGCCGCCGCGGCCAATGCCTTGCCGCCATAGGTGTTGCCCCCATAGCTGCATTGAGCTGGTGTCCCCAACCCAAACAAACCGCTTGTCTTTATCCCGTATGTGTTGCGCTACGACCTGCCCCTGCTGATTGCGGAACTCAGATACCTGCACCTGTTGGTTGCGGTATTCGCTGTATCCGTAATTAAAGAAGGCTGCTGTCTCTTTAGTAATACCTCGGGCTGTTAACGCTTTAACCGTTATGAACGGCAATAAGGGTGTAATCACAGGTGGCAAAATCTCTGGTGGTGGTGGGGTTTTGCCGTCATTCGCACGAGTTGTAAGGCCGCAACCAAAGCAATGGCTGTGGCCATCGTCATATACGGCAAGGTTGTCCTTGCTGCCGCATTTGAGGCATGGGTCATGTCGGATGCACTTGCTCATCAGCTAACCATTCAATGGGTATTCGACCGTTACTCCAAATGAATCCGTGGCGATCAGCCCATTGGCCGTAACTAATTGAAGCAGGCGCTTTAGATAATTTCTTGCGGGCATCCATGAAACAGATTCGTATATCTAGATCAGGATGTTGTTGTTTAACCGCAACCATTTTGCGCCTGTCTTCTGGGCTGAACAAACCTTTGGTTTCTACGATCACCCCGTTAGCCAAAAAGAAATCAGGGGTGTACACATTCTGCAATTGATACGGCAATCCAGTTGTTTCGTAGGTGTAAGCCATGCCTCTCTTCAGGAGAGAGGCCGCGATTACTGCTTCAAATTTGCTACGAAATTTAGAAGTCCAAAGGGTCGAACTCGACGCTAGCTTCTCCGTTATACGGGATTGTCTCAGCTTTTTTGCTCGCGCTAGGCGTCCATCCTTCTTCGGCTGAGAATCCATGATCAGTTCCGTTACCGCCTTGGGATTTTAGTTCAATGATTTGCACTGCCAACAAACGCAGTGTTATCCCTGCACCAATTGCAGCTGTATAAAACGGACTGGCTATGAAAGATATGCGGCCCGTAGTACCTGACCACATGCCGTCTAATGTGCTGCGGTCTTGCACGACACTGCCTTGTGCATCAAACAGCACAGGCTTGCGTGACCATGCTTTGCCTTCACGATCAATGCCACTAGCTTTGCATTTTGTTTTTACAAAGAACGTTGGCCTGCCATTGGTTTCGTTGTAGCCCCAAGGCAAATCAGTCAGCTTGAACTTTGTTGTAGGTGACTGCGCTTTCAATGAAGCTTTATGCTCTTCAAGGAATTTATCCAACTGATCAGCAAGTGTTGCCCCTTGATCAACAGGGCAGTGGCCTTGGCATTCGTACCTGCCGTCAGGGCTAAACTTTGTGTCAAGCTCTAGCAGTTTTGGGTACTGGAACGTAAGCAAAGGCGTTGTGAACTTTGTTGAATTGATAAGGTTGAATTGGTTCATGTGATGAAGTAGGTGGAGTTGCGTACAGAGTTAGTGTTAAGCGTGCCTAAAGGAAGGCGTAGCGGAACTTTGTCCGCCACTTCCTTTGGTATCTGACTTACAAGTTGAGCCGTAATGTTTTCATAAACATTGCTGCTGTATAAATTGCTAAATGAATTGCGTACGCTGTCGCGTAACGTGGCCATTTCAGCTGGGGTTGTAGCGAAACAATCGTGTATTCCGCCAAGGTTTGTTACGCCATTAGCGAATGCGTCAATTGTAGTAAATGCCATGTGGCTAGCGTCCAATGAGTGGATAACATTAGGACTTAATGCTGTACCCATACGTGATATTCTCCACGACAATTCTCCTATGTACGCATGTACTCTAATGCGCACGTCAGTTAAATACCTAAGCTCAATCCTTTCGCTAGCGTTGTCTGTGTACTTGTGATAGACAGGCAGCCCCGAAGGCGTTACCCACTTAAGTAATGTCCCAGACTTGCCAGCTAACCGGCCAACAAACTTAAACCATTGCATTGCACTTTTTGCTGGGCCTATTACTTGATCGGTTTCGCGCACAACTATTGTAGTTAAATAATGAATAGCCTTTAGTGCGCCCTTCTTAAAGCGCCAGCTTTTTGTATTGCCGTACAGTTCGGTAGTACGTTCATACGCCCAGC